GAATGCTAGGACAGACGTGATGCACCCAGTCGGACTGACACAGAAGTGCAAACGCTTTAAGAGGTTCCCAAAGGCCAGACAGATTAAGATATTATTGCACATGAAATGCGAAGAAAATGATATTAACTCTTGCAAGAATGCAGCCGAGCGCACACAGTATTTTCGTACTGCTTTTATCAAGCAGTGCACCTAACCAATAACACATAACACATAACAAAAACACATATGAGTACACTAAATCAAACACTACAGGAACTAGAACAGCAGCACGTTATATTCAACGTAGCACCCTTGACCGATGACCTTTCATACTCTTATCTAATTAAGATTGAGCAAGGCGAAGGAACTGAATACTGCGGAGTAAGTAGCATTGAAGAGGCTTTCCAGTTAATGCTAGAGCATCCGTGTAGCACAGCCACCATCAACATTGGCAATAAAGTACCTAGCATTAAATTCAACTAACGCATAAAACATATGAGCATATTACAACAGATACAGTCGGAGCTGAAGGCTCCCAAAGGCCAGAAGAATAACTTCGGCAACTACTCGTACCGATCAGCCGAGGATATCCTCAGTGCGGTTAAGCCCCTGCTACAGCAGCACGAGGTGTCACTCATTATCAGCGATGACATTGTTGGCGTAGAGGGACGTGTATACGTACAGGCAACAGCAACTCTATGGTTGGATGACAAGGACTGCGAGCCACTTGCACGTTCCACTGGCTTTGCTCGTGAGGCTCTTACCAAGAAGGGAATGGACGATGCTCAGATTACTGGCTCGGCCTCCTCCTATGCACGTAAGTACGCTCTTAACGGCCTTCTGTGCATCGACGATACCAAAGATCCCGATGCAACAAACACTCACGGGAAGGGCGAACCTTCCTACAAAAAGAAAACACAAACCCTGGATGGGTTAATATAATGGAAACCAAAACATACGACAACAACAACAGTGGTGCACTCTTCCCTAACGATCGTAAGGAAAAGGACACTCACCCTGATCTCACTGGCTCTTGCGAAATTGACGGCAAGGAATACTGGTTCAAAGGCTGGAAGAAAACCAGCAAGGCAGGCAAAGCTTTTTTGTCTGTAGCGTTCGACCCGAAGGAAGCAAAGCCAGACGTAGTTTCATCTGGAGTTGCCCCGATGAGCGACGATCCTATCAGCTTCTAGATGCTAGACTTTGATAAGATCTGGTGGGAGAAATTCCGGCACGAGGAGGTTCGTTCCATTTTGGAACTTACCGCTGGCAAATGCTCGGACTACACAGGAGGCGAAAGCTGCGAGAACCCCTTCGCAAACTTTGACGGCTCCTCCGAGTTTGGTGTGCACCCCTTGACTGGGGTGTGCATCAGAATGCAGGACAAATTCCAGAGAGCGAAAGCTTTCTGTAAGGATGGCAAGCTATCCGTTTGTACCGAAGGCGACCAAGCTAAAGACATCTTCAGAGATCTCATTGGCTATTCATTGATCGCACTAGGTATGCTCGAAAGACAAGACCGCCAACCATAACTACCCTACTCGCCAGTTGCAGTCCGATCCTGCAGCTGGCCTTAGGATTTATAAACTATGAAAAACTATGACAACCATACACGATTTACTAGAAGCAGACACAGCACTACCACATAATTTATCAGCAGAGCGGGCACTCATTGCCTCCTGCTTACTCGGAGACAACTCGGACGCATACGACAGCATCTCAAGTGCAGTCAGTCCAGATGACTTCTATGCACTACGGCACCAGCTTTCATACCAAGCTATAGCCGACCTCGCAGGAGCAGGGCAACCCATTGATGACATCAATCTGGTTGAACGCCTCAAGGTAAACAATAGCCTCGACGAAGTTGGAGGCATCGCAGGTGTAATGGCCCTAGCTGGGGCCGCCGACACACCCTTCAGAATCCTCAACTATGCAGGCATCGTAAAGGAGAAGAGTAACCTACGCAGGATGCACCGAGCTTACAAGATGGCCGCCGAGCGCAGCGCATCAGAGCAAATGGATTCCGCCGAGATCCAAGGTGAACTAGACACTGAACTAAGCTTGGTCAACAGCAATGAAACTGGCATCGAGAAGATCTCCAACTCAGTTGACATACTCAAGGATGAACTAAAGCAGATGCAAGAGGGCACGTACATCAAGGACGTTGTACGCACGCATATCCCGCACCTAGATGATAAGCTAGGGATGGGAGGCATCGGAGCAGGGGAAGTATGCATCATCGCTGCACCTACCTCCTGTGGTAAGTCCGCCGTAGCTATTAACATTGCACTACGTGCAAGTAAGATCGAGTCCGTACCTGCTGCCATCTTCTCCTTTGAAATGCCACAGAAGCAAATCGCTAGGCGTATGATTCAGACACTCAGCGGTGTCAACCTACGCCAGATCGAAGAGAACGTAGCTACACCTGCCAAGGTTAAGGCAGTGCAAGCAGCCAACGAACTACTGGCCAGCCTACCAATCTACACTGTGCACGCAGTCAAGGGGGCCGACGACTTGAGAAGCCAGATCAGACTACTGGTACGCACGCACGGCGTGAAGCTCGTGGTCATTGACTACCTGCAACTAATCCCATTCGGGAAGAACGTAGGTAAGACCGAGGGCATCTCATCTATCTCTCACAAGATAAAGCAGATAGCAGTGGAGCTGGAGATCGGCATCCTGCTGTTAGCGCAGGTCAATCGTGAAGGTGCCAAGCGTGAAAGCGGCCTGTCACTGTACGACCTTAAGGACTCAGGTGACATTGAGAATGACGCAGATGCAGTCATCCTTATGTGGCCAGAGGGAGGGGACGTTGAGTCAGCTAAGAAGGTTGACTCGACGGGACCATACACTGAGCTTCAATACTCAGTTGCAAAGAATCGAGAAGGCGAACGTGACGTTCGTGGAATCTTCAAACTATATCACTGCGTAGGGATCATCAAGTAATGCTAAATAAAATTAAACTAACTCAAATTGTAGCCGAAGAGTTCGGCACTACACCTAACATCATTCGTGGCAAGTCCCGCACTAGACGGGCATCGTATGCCAGAGATGCACTTGCATATGTAATGCACCTGCACAACTGCACGCACGAAGAGATCTCACGCCTCGTCAACAGGCACCGCACCAGTGTAACTTACGGACTGAACCGAGTGCAGGCACGCCTTGCATCTGAGGCACAGGACTGCATCGTGTACTGCTCTGCACTTAACAACGCCTGCACCCAAGCTGGTGTACAAATCAAATACAAAACTAATGAAACTATCGACCAAGATTAAACTAGAGTACTGGCAGGCAGTTTGCACTGGGGCAATGACAACTGGGGCAACACCTCGGACAACCCTGGAGGCAATGCTGACCAAGGCCATCGACAAGATGGAGGAAGAGCTAAATAAACTAAAAGAAACCACAGCCCAATAGGGCGTACACATTATGAAAGTATCAAAAGAATCAATGAAAAAACTAGGGTTTGTGAGCTACGAGGGTTACTGGCAGCACGAGAGGTTCCCCGACTTATGTTTCACTGAACTTCCAGAGTGGCACAAGATCGTGTACAACTCTTTTATTAATGGAAACAAGCACGGAAGGGAAGAGACGCAGAAAGACATCAAAGAAGCCCTAGGAATTTACCAGTAGGGCGCACACATTATGAAACTGGAAACAACCCCACCAACTATTTCCAAAATGGAAACAACTGAATAAAACTATACAACAATATACACCGATATACATTATGACTAAGAAATACACAAAGAACGAACACATGCACCACCTTAACGATGGAGCTACACCTATGGACCCAGAGGCCCAGAAGTTAATCGAGACTAGGCTAGCACGATCTAGCATCAACGGCCAGACCCGTAACACTGCACCGCAGAACATCGGTCAGTGGCTACAGGTTACACACCGAGCTGTCTTCAACCGAGACTTCGACCTGTACGTAACAACTAATGCCAAGGAGAAGCACTGCATGAGCAAGTAATATGAAGTATAAAAAATTTGACTCAGATTTATTTGACCTCACGGACAGCCCAGCAAGGGAAGCAACTAAGCAGTACCTATCCCGAATGGGACAGACTGCCATTGACAACCCTAACAAGTACTGCGCTGACCTTATCATTGAGGACCTTTGCTATGTAGAATGCGAGTGCAAGCTCGTGTGGAAAGGGCCAGCCTTTCCTTGGCCTACTGTGCACCTACCGCAGCGCAAGAAGAAGTTCGCTAAGCTAGATATGCCAGTGCTGTTCTACATCTGGAACTCAGATTACAGTCACGCTATGCGTATAGCTGGAGAGCTACTAACAGATGACAGGCTAGTAGAAGTACCTAACCGTATGATAGCAA